CAAGATTTAACAATCAAAACATTCGATGAAAAATATCCACAATTCTTGACCTTTCAAGTCGTGAATGACAAATGTGACCTGGTTGCGAACCTGAACGCTGGCGATGTGGTCGAAGTAAATTACAACCTTCGTGGTCGTGAATGGAAATCACCTGAAGGTGTTACCAAGTATTTCAACACCGTCGAAGCTTGGTCAATTAATCTTTCAGGCGAACCAGTACAAACAACACCAACACCAGCAAATGAAAACGATGACGATTTACCTTTCTAACGACAAGAACGTTGTTGACTGGATGCGAATCATGACAACTTCGAAGCTGAACAAGCGTTACAATATGAAACACTTGTCCGAAGACATGAAGGTCAATTACTCGATGTTATATCGCTTCATGAAAGGAAAACCAGTCGGACAAGAATTTTTTATCGCTTGGTTTAATTATTTTGTAATTTAGCACAATGGAATTCTGGAAAGATGAAGCATATAAAATCGCTCGGAAAATTACTTCGAACCACGAACTTCATGCGGATTTGGTTGGTCATGTTTTTATTCTCATGTACCGCTTTGACTTTCATCTTTCCGACATTCCAGCTGTTTTCGCTCGCTTCGCTTATAATCAATGGAACTGGCAAAGGTCGGAATTCTGGCGACTGTACCGAAGCGACGGCGAAGCAATCAACGACGTAATTGATTCACACGATTCACCTTCGAACAATGAATTCAGCGAAATCCTTGACAATTATCTTCATTCAAACCATGGCGATCCATTCATCAAGGAAATTACAAAAATGCACCTTTGCGGAATGACCTTCAGGGACATCAAAGAACTGACGGGAATTTCACTTGACACAATTCATAAAACAATAAAACAATTTAAAAATGATTTACACGATTATAGCGGTGGCGATTGCAAGGGCGTTAATGTCCTTTGATTTGCCGAACACCAAACCATTCAATTGTCAGTCATGCTTGTCCTTCTGGACGGCGCTGGCGATTTATCTTTGCACCGATTGGTCAATGATTCCATTCGCCTTCGTTGCCTATCTTATTTCCGATTTAATTTTGATATATGAATATAAGTAACGGACTTCGACACCAGCTTGAAAACTTCGGACGTCACCGATACGCGAATCTGGATGACACCTTGAAAGAAGAACTTTCCGTTCATTACAAAGCACTCGGATTCGGTAAGCTGAACAAAGCTTGCGCAACTTGCGTTCGAATCGCAATGGACAAGCTGAACGAAAACAAAGACAAGATTCGTCCAGCGGTACGTGAACAAAACAACGAACCGCACATGAACGAACAACCGCCGAAGCTTCACTTTGTCGGAACGAAACAAAAGACCTTTGGTGAACTTCGACGCGAAGCGATTGAACTTGGATTCAAAGGAACACGAACAACAACACGACAAGAAATTGAACAATGGTTGACATCCACGAAACAGCTGTAATTTATCCGGGTGTCACGATTGGTCACAACGTCACAATCGGTGCGTTTTGCATAATCGGCGCACCAGCGGAATCGAAACGACACGAAGGTCAAAACGGATTCGGTGTTGTCATCGGAAACAACGTCACGATTCATGGTCATGCCACAATCGACGCTGGATCCGAACGACCTACAATCATTGACGACGGCGCTTATATCATGAAGACCGTTCACATCGGACACGATTCAATCATTCACAAGGACGTCACGATTTCACCGCACGTGGTCGTCGGTGGGTTCGTTGAAATCCACGAACAAACGAACATCGGAATGAACGCAACGATTCACCAGCGCGTCACGATACCTTCAAAGTGTATGGTCGGAATGTCCGCTGTAATTACAAAGAAAACACCGCTTGAACCGAACACCGTTCTTGTCGGCAATCCAGCACGAATAATACGAAGCAACAACAAATGAAAATAATCACCGTCACCGCAATGCATGGACGACATGACACCGTTCAGGAATGTATCGAACGAATGCCATTCATCGACAAGGTCTTCATTTACTCAAACGACGAAGACGGCGCGTTCCTTGAAGGTCAAGACATTTTCGCAATGGCGAAATATCAAAATTCACCGCTTTCGTACAAATGGAACATGGCAATTCGAACACTGGAACAAATCGACTTCGATGCGGTTATTCTTTTAGGTTCGGACGATTACATTGACGAAGCGTTCATGAACTACGTTGAACGAACAATTGCTGACTTCGACATGATTGGCTTCAAAGATATTTACTTTCAAAACGACGGCGCTTTGCATTACTGGTCAGGTTACAACAACAACCGACGTGGTGAACCGTGTGGTGCAGGGAAAGTGTATTCACGAAAATTCCTTGAATGCTTGAAATGGAATCTTTTCGACGTGGCAAGGGATCGCGGATTGGACAAGATTTCATGGGAACGTGTCAAACAAGCGAAAGGAAAAGTTCACATAACATCGCTCAAAGAAAACGGTCTTTTGTTGGTTGACATCAAAGACGGTGAAGGAATGACACCGTTTAATAAATTCAAGGGACTGGAACGAATCACGAACCGTTCGGAATTTCCGAACAAGTAAACATAATAAAGGGGAACCTATATTCTTATGGCAAATAAACACCGCAACATCGACAAAGATGAATTGCTTCAAATGGCTTATAATTATTGCGACTATTGTATCGCATCTACAAAAGAAATCGCGACGAATTCAGGCGTGAAGCAAGTCAAGGAAAGACACATTCCGACCGTGTCTTATTTCCTTCTTCACTGGCTTCGAAGGGAACACTTTGACTTTTATAAACGGGACAACTGGTATCATGCGATGAAGGACGAAACACATCCATTGTCCGACACTATAAAAGCAATTGACAACGACTTCAATGCTTTGGCGCGTGACATCGTGGCGAATGAAGGCAAGGGAATTTTCTACGCAAAGAACAAACTGGGAATGCACGACCGACAACAAGTCGAAACGCGCACCGTGGACAAGTTCGATTTCGATGTCAACGATTAAAGGTTATCGACCGCACAAACACCAGCTTGAAATTCATCAAGCAATCAACCAAGGCAACGAAAAGTATTTCGCTTTGAACATCGGACGTCAGTTCGGAAAGACAATGCTGGGAATCAACCAACTTCTTTGGTGGGCAATCAACGACCGCGGTTGTACAATCGCATGGGTTACACCAGTGTACAAACAAGGAAAGAAGGTGTTCGCTGAACTTGAACGCGCCGTGGCGAAGTCGGGGTTGTTTGAATTCAACAAATCCGATTTGAGAATCACGGGGTTCGGTTCGTCAATCGAATTCTTTTCAGGTGAACGACCTGACAACATTCGTGGAAATACATTCGATTACATGGTCGTTGATGAATTCGCGTTCACACGTCCTGAACTTTGGGACGAAGTATTGTCGGCGACGGTCTTGGTCAAAGGAAAGAAGGTCATCTTCATTTCAACGCCGAAGGGAAAGAATCATTTTCACCGGGTGTGTCTTCAGCAAAATTACGACGACCGATATCGATATTTCCATTTCACCAGCTTCGACAATCCGATGATTGATCCGAAGGAACTTGAAGAACGAAAGCGTTCATTACCTGACCATGTGTTCCGTCAAGAATACCTTGCGGAATTCCTTGACAACGCTGGTGGCTTGTTCAAAGGTGTGTCGTCGTGTATCGGTCAAGGTGAACGAACGCCACGAATGTATGGTGGTCTTGACATCGGTCGTGCTGACGATTACACGGTGTTGACTATCCTGAACGAACACGGTCACATGGTTCACGTTGAACGCTGGCGACACGATGACTGGTCACGAATCATTGACAAGGTGGCGAACTTGATTCGAAGCTTCAATGCAATCACCACGGTCGAAGTCAACAATCAAGGTGACGTCTTTTATGAAATGCTTCACAACACATTGCGCAACAAGGTCGTTCCATTCGTGACGACATCCAAGTCGAAACCAGTGTTGATTGAAGACCTTGCGTTGTCATTCGAACAGCAATCGATTCGTGTCAACGATGTGAAATGGTTGCTTGACGAACTTGAATCTTTTACTTATATTTACAATCCGAAAACAAGGAACGTTCAATACAGCGCACCGACTGGACTTCACGACGACGGTGTCATGTCACTGGCGCTTGCGTGGAATTCTTTGAAGAACAACAAGTCAAAAGGGAAATACAACACATTACGAATATGAAAATAAAACTACCAGCTTCGATTCATGAATGCAAACCAGACCAGCTTGTCAAATGGTTGATGCTTGCCGAAGTCATCAAGGAAAAGCAAAGCGATGAATTCTTCCAGATGCTTGACTTTCAATGTCAGCTTATTTCAATCTTTTCAGGAATGAAGGTGAACAAGGTCAAGCAACTTGCAATCGAAGACGTTCAACGTTTATCTGGTCACTTGACGCGAATGATTGCGAATTACAATTACGCCGAACCGCTTGGTGAAGTGACGGTGAACGGTCAACGATACGTCTTTGAAAAAGATTTCCGTTTGATTAGCACGGGACAAATCATTGACTTGAAATTGATTGAAGACCTTGTGAGTGATCCAGTTCAAGCGCTTGCGATTTGCTATGTCGAAGAAGGCATGGAGTATTGTCAAGAAGATGACCGTGGTCGTGTGTTGAATCCTAACGACAAACGTTACAAAGCGTTCAAGGAACAATTCGACGGCGCTGAATTCATGAACTTCTTTGGTTTTTTTTTGCGCGAATCAGCGAAGCGGAACGACGCTATATTAGCAATCCAGACGATTCGGACGATGACGAATCAACGGAACGCGATGGCGAATCTAAAGACACCGAATGGTTCACGTGGACAAGAATCCTTCAGCGACTTGGACAAGAACTTGGAACGAGCATTGACGCAATCACTAAACAACCTTACGTGAAGACATTGTTCTGGATGAACTATCTTAAATTGAAAGACGAACAAGATTACATATTAAGTAAACAACAACGCAATGGCTGACTTTGATTTCCTTGAAGATTTCGGGGTGTCGGTTGCCGAAGCTGAACAACCGCAAAGCGTTTACGAAAAGTTTATCCTAAACGTCGGCAACAAAGTAACCGCTGACCTTCGTGAATACATTCAAAATAACGCGATGAACACGGGCGCGCTTGCGCAATCGGTTGTGTACTTTCCGACGGGTGCGTTGTCGTTTGAAATTCAGGCGGACGATTACTACAAATTCGTTGACGAAGGTGTGAACGGAATCGCGGTGAATCATGCAAGTCAGTTTTCGTTTCAATATCCGGGGGTGTCTTATAACATGGCGAAGGCAATTCAGGAATGGAAAGGAATGGAAATGTCGCACGCCTACGCAATCGCCACGAACATCAAGCAACGTGGACTTCGACCGAAGCACATCACCGACAATGTCATCAACGACGACGTTCTTGAAATGATTGCGAATGACTTGACGGAAATAACTGGATTGACGTTTGAAATTAAATTCGAAAAGACAACACAAACATGGCAGTAAGTATAACACAACAACCGCAATTATTTCAACCAGCGTGCAATCCTTACGTGTGGGTTTTTAGTAGCGACCAAACGGCGCAACCGAACTTCAGCTTCATTGTTGAACTTTACGTCAACTTTGTTCTGGTGTCGACACATCAAGTATTCAACGAATCCGCTAACTATGCGAAGTTCGACGCAAGCGGTGAATTGCGTGCTTTACTC